GATGGAGCAGGAGTCCAGTGCAAGTTCGGATTTTCTCCGCTAACAAGCTTAAATTCCTTAATTTTATAAGCGTTATAGTAGCCATCTTCATCTTTGTAAACGCTATAATTCATATCCATTGGTGTATCTACATACACAGCAAGTTTCACAGTTAAGTCAATATCAGCGTCTAAATCAGTTTTTACAAAAATACGGTTAGTCTTTGTGTTCGGCTTTAAACTATGTTTTGTTGTAGTTAATGTGTAAACATACTTACCATTTTTAGTTATAGGTTGTGGAGGGGTTATACCTGAATTAGCCTTAACCAATATATCTTCATTATCTAATAAACTGTTATCTAATTTAAAGCCTTGCTTATCTGTTTCTTCTGGTGGTTTAGCTGTTGCTGAAAGTGGCACCAGAGTACCCCAGTTATCCGTATCTTGCCCATCAACAATAACTAGTGAACCAGAATTTTTTAGATTTGAAACTGTAAATTCAACTCTAGTTGTTATTTTTTTATCACTCAAATCACTAGCTAAGTCAAAGGACACTGGAAAATTATCCTTACCTGCACTATGAAAAGTAGCATGTGATTTTTTAACAAGGTTATCTGTAACACTAGAACGGTTGTCTACAGCTATTTGAACTGATCTGGCTTTAGTAGGAGCAACACCCGTTAGGTCTACAGGTGTAAACCCCTTGCCCTTGATACTACTCATTTTACCGTTATGTCTAATTTCAGGACTTGAAACACTTTTTATAACTAATCCTGCTGTGTTTAAAAAGTTCATTGAAATAACGGCTCTAATATCAGGATTAATAAGTCCTCTAAAACTATATGTTGTACCCTCTGTAGCGTCAACTTCCTGCTTATATCCAACCTGTCGTACCTGTTCATCATCAGATGTACCTAGTAACAAGTTATCTGCATTATAGCTATCTGCCGCTGGATTTTTAATAACGTCTGAACTGTCTAACTTACTGTTATCTAAGATAAAAGGCTGTAGTTTAGATACTTGTAATTTATGCTTGTCATAATCGTCTAACCCTAATTTAATTGCTTCAGAGTCATAATTAGAACCAAGCTCCATATTTATCTTTGTTTCAAGTAAAGCGTCTTGTGTACCTAGATAAGTTACACCATTGCCCTTACCCATTAATGTATTGTAATTAGTATAAACTGTCGTACCAGCTGGTGTAAACTTGTAAATATAATCTAGTAATTCTTGTGTAATTGGAACGTCCAAGCCTACGTCTATAACGCTATAACGATAGTAATTGCCCTGTAAATGGTCTTCACCATCTAATTTACTATTGTCAATTCTAAACATGTTTTTCCAAGGCTCGTAAACATTAACATAATGATCTTTATCTTGTAGATAATACTTAATGGCATTAGTAATAGCTGGTATTGTATTTCTAGGCAATAATAGATAATGTATCATGCGTTCTCTGTAATGGTCATCAGTTTCCTGATCATGACGAGGTAAACCCCACCAGTCACCAAAGTAGTCCAAATAAAAGCCTTGAGCTGTTGCTAAGGACTCCATTGGTCTATCTAAAAGAACTTTACGTTCTGCACTAGTTAGTGCCCCATCAATTGCATGTAACACCGCACCATTAGCAGTACGCCTATTATCATACTCAGCTCTACTAAGTAGGGGGTGTAAATTTTTCCAAAAACTCTGCACTATCTATTATCTCCCCTCGCTTAAACCAGCTTAGTTACTCTACCATAGTTATCATAAGCTGTCTGTGTATCTACTGAGCCTTTTGAATTGTATTCTGTCACAACTGAACCATTGTTATCATAAGATAATGTTTGAACTACTGCACCATAATCGTTTAATAACGTGTATTTATTGCCATCTNTATTTATTCTATCTTTGTCTTTATCCAAGTCAAAACCTAAATTATATGGCAATGTTGTTATTATAACGTGTGAATTATCATAATAAGTTGTGCTTACTGGCGTAGTTGAGTCAGTAGTTCTACTATAATTGTAACTGTAATTATAGTAAACGAACCCTAGTAACTTAGTGCCACCATCTGTCGGTTCCTCATCTGTTGGGGTGTCTGGCTCTTCGGTATCATCATCAATACCATCAACTGGTATTTCATTAGCACCATTAAAGTTATCTCTAGTATCTGTTGTTATATAGATATTACCTGCACGGATTATCTCTTCTGGAGATGTAGTATAAGTAGCACCACCAATAAACTGCACATCTTTAATAATGGAACTAAAGTCTAATANCTTTTGCATAACATTGCTTACGATTAAATCATCATTAGCTTTAAAGCTGTTTAAGTAGTCACTGATATATTTACGTAAGTTTTCTCTAAATGTGTCTGTAACTAGGTCTACATCTGTAACCGCTAAGTTAACCTGCAAAGAAACCTTAACTTTTTCCATAGGATAAATATTAAAGCCGTTACCAGCTGGTCTATAATCTTCAATCGCATTTAAGCACTTATTCATTAACTCATCTGGTAAATCTCCATTAGCGTCATGTACGTATACGTCATAGTAACCTGTATGATTGAATACATAGCAACCAGTAACTTCTGGAATACTATTCATTGCATATTCAATACTTCTAATAGTACCTCTAGCACGTGTGGCTACAAACTCTCTAAAACGCTTCTTTAAATCTTCTGCTGTTTCTGCTTCTCGTCCTGTTAAGAAAGCGTCCTCATTAGTAACGCTTAAAATAGACAGTTGAGTTGTAGTCATTGAGTCTATGTAATTAGCTGGAATGTTACCTTTTGTTCCTGCTTCATTACATACAACACGTACCTTAAATCTAACAGAACCCTGTGGGATTAAGTAGGCTTGATCAGTTCTAAAATATAGCGTATCTGTACCAGAATTATTTGAAAACACGGTGGTACCACGACTAAGACTAATATCTCTAGTAGTTGGTGTATATAACTCTACTGTTACTGTTCCATAAGCGTTTTGAGCTTCTTTAGGTGTAAAATCAAAGGCGTCTAAAATCGCATGGTCAATTGCCCAATTAGCATTTTCAGTCGATAATTGATATTCCTGCTCCAGCACCAATGCAATAGCTTCATATAAAGATCTTATGATACTACCCTCGGTAAAGTCTGTTACTTGATCAGTATGCATACTAGTATAATCAACAAGTTCTGCCAGTAAATCAGATAATCGTGGCGCTTGTAATTTCTTTTCTGTGTCCATATACTAATCCTCCTTTGTTATAAAATTAAAAAATTATTATCGTTATCTCTTTGAACTAATATTCTAAAAAATGTATCAAAGGACTGTAACTCAACTTCCCAACTAGATGAATAATATGTGCCATTAACGCTATGGTTTAGTAACTTTGCTGAACGTATTCTTGAGTCTGCTTCTAACGCTTCTTGTATTGTAGTGTCAAGTGCTAGAACATTTTCAGCTGTATTAGGTAACCCGATTATGCTCTGTATATCACTGCCATAATCTGGGTGTAAAGGTAACGAGCCCTTAGGTGTAAGTAAACGCATTTTTAATATTTGAACAACGTTATCTTTACCTCTAACTAACTGTAAATCGCCCTTGTTGTCACTAGTAAGCTCTAATATCTCATCATCTGCACCGTGTTTGCCTACGTGTTCACTCGGCATGCCTACAGCTAAGTCATTACCTAGAACCAAGTCTTGCAATGTATACTTATCATATTTAGATAATTTTGCAGTATCAATATCTGCTAAAGTCTGTTCCGTTGGTATTATAATTGTATCACCAATGGTCACTAAATGTTTTGGGTTCTTCTGCTTTTCTTCTACTGTATCAACAATGTAAGGGTACTCAAGTTTATTATGTTTTACTAAGTCAAACCAAAGAGAAACTTCGCCCATTTCTCTTTCTGCTATTATTTGAGGTGTATCGCCATAAGCAATAACATGTTTTTTAAATCTAGCCACTTACTGAGTCACTCACTTCTTGCTTCATAGTATCTAATCCGTTTTTCAAAACTCCTAATAATGCCGCTGTATCTGTAAGTTCCTTTAGTAATTGAGCATTGTCGTTTGAGTCTGAAAAGTAGTCTATTAAGTACATAACATTGTTTATTGTTCTTGTTATGTCTTCCCTATTAACGTATTTAAGAAACTCTGTGTTATCAGAAAATGCGTACGTAAACGCATACAAATCTGCAATTACGGACTTAAATAAGTTATAGGTTTTTAGGTCTTTGTCTTTCAGGTTGGACTTGAGTAAATTATAGGTAAGAGAGTCTTTTCCCATATCTTCATTATTCGCAATTAGTCCCACTACACCTAAACTATCTAAAAGTTCCCTTGTCGCATTAGATACTTTTAATTGCGGTGTATACCATTTGGATATATATGTTTCTGTTTCATCAATTACATTACCAGAATTAACCACGTTACTATCATTAGCGACAACCATAGTAGATAGGAAATTCCACATTTCAGTAGTCATATCTCTCTGTACTAATTTAGACATTATTTACCATGCTTCTTTTTTAATTTTTTAACTGCTTTATCAATACTTTGCTTAGTAGCGTGAGGATTTGATACTGTATTTACCAGCTGTGAGTCAGCTTTTGATACTGGGCTGGTTGCGTCAGTACCCTTGCTAATGCTAGAACCCGAACCAGTTCCCACAACAGCTGTCAAAGAAGAGTCTTGAACTGGTGTATCGTCCCCACCTATAACGTAAAGAAAAATAGAATAATCAAACAGTAGTGGTGCGGAGTCGTCCCTATGATAACTAAAACCGTCAGCTTCCATGGTAACTGTATAAAACTTGTTATCTGTATAGTTATTAAACTTCAAATCAGAAGCTGAGTGTCCACCATTTTGAGTGTCATTTTGATAATCTGCAAAGAGCTTATTTAGCTCATCTAGTCTACCTTTACCATCTAAGCCGTTTCCATCTTTATGCCACCCAGTAGTACCCTTTATTGTTATGGTTGCAAGGTCGGCACCGAATAGCTGTACAACATTTGAGTTCTGTGTCTTATATACAGACGCTCTAGTAGGTCTGGAGTAATCGTATTCTTTTGGATTTATTCGGAACGTTATTTTCTTATCTTTATAAGTAAAACCTATACGCTTAAAGCCAGCAGGTTCTACGCCCCAAACAACAGAGCTCTTACCACCAAAAGTTTTATCTTCCTTTTTTTTCTTTGTTGCCACGCTTATCTACCCCTACTTATAATATAGTGCTTACTTCTGTTTGCTTTCTAAAGCTGAAATTCTACTATCTAGCTTACTAATTTGTGATACTAAACTATTTACAGTTGTTGTTAATGTGTTGCAGGTGGTTGTCAACGTATTTAAATTGGTAGTTAAAGTGCGTATATCATAGTAATTACTATTGGCTGTATTAGTTACGCTATTAATATCACTTTTTGCCTGTGATACATCTTTTTCTAGTTTAGTTGCTCTATTTTCTAACCCAGTAGCTCTATCTTCTACTGCACCTACACGAGTGTCATTTGTTTTCTTATATTGTGCTAACGTTAGAGAACTATCTTGAATTTGTTGCTTAATACTATCAGTGGACGAGGTTAAATCTCCAACTACATCTCTAATGTTCTCAACGTTATTAGAGATGTTATTTAACTGCTTATCATAATCACTGTTAGAAGCGTCCAAAGTCCAGTGTGACCAAGTATCGCCAGACTTAACACGACTATAACTTGTAATATCTGTAGTTGACCATACTCTTTGCGTTACACTCACAGGTGTACTTACACTACGTTCTGATATAGGTGCATATACCTGTATATACTGTGAGCCTTTAATTGGAGAATTGTATATATGTTCACCTTTAAACAATATGTTCTCAGTAACGGTTTCATTATTTAAGTCAAGGTCATCAGTCCAAACAGTCCATTTAGTCGTTTGCATAATTGATTGCAAACTTTGGGTAACTGCTGTGAACTGGTTTAGCATAGAATTATTTTGACTTATTTGTGCACTATTTAAATCGCTTGTAGAGTTGTTATAAATGACCTCTGACGCTGTTTGCATTCGTCCAGTTAGATCACACCTAGCACTGTAATAAACGTCCCAGACGTCCGTTATTTGCTCGCTAGACACAGGTATAGCTGTGGTCATGTCCTGAAGCATTGGATTAATACGTCCTAGCAGTTGGCTATAAGCTTGTTTATACGAGTCTGTATTAACTTCAAACATTATTGCTTTGTTAATATCATTTTGATAATCACTGTTAGCTTCATTAACATATGAGTTTAATAATTGCTTATCCCCAGTGCTTAACTGACCATCTTCAACGGCTTCCCTTATGTTCTGCATAGCTAGTGTTTTCTTGTTTAGTGTATCTGACGCTAAAGCTTGCATAGCTAAGTAGTCTTTCTTAGCTTTATCTGTTGAGTTACCAACTTTAGACTTATTAGCTTTATTATCCAAATAAGATGGTTGATAAGCTGAATATTCAGCACCATAAGCAAGCATAATTGGGACACTGCCATCTGTAATACTTACTCTTAAATAACTTGCTTCAGCTGGTAAAGCGCGTGTTGCAATCTGAACATTGGCTTTACCTTTTGCTTCTTTACCCTCGATATAGTTTTTGTCACTATCATAAACGCATAAACTTAAAGTTACTGGAGTATCTAAAACATCATGCTCTGCATATGCATAAGTATAGTAGGCACTTTTACCAATACAGTCTATGTAATCACTAACTATGGCACCAGCCATTGCAACTTCATTGTTGTTTTCGTCTAGGTAAACATTTTTCGTGGCTGTACTTTCTGAAAACAGGTTTGCCCCACCAAAACCTAGTCCACCTAACTTATCTAAAATTAAGTCAGAAATGGCATTAGTTGTACCTAAAAGTCGTTCACCAGAAAGTGTATACAGTCCGTCTTCTTTAATAACTATACCCATAGTATGATTACGTAAAGTTATATTCCCGTCCTTATCAACGTTAATACTACTTGAATTAAGACTATCTACATCTAATCCACCAAATACTTTAGAATTTTTTTGTCTAATTAAATGAATTTCACTATCTTTAATTTCAAAATATGTACGCCAGTCCTCATCTGTTTTCATTTGAGAAACACGATAAGTTCCGTCTTGCCCTATGTATAAATAAAGTGCATGTGTATCTGGTTTATCATTTCTATCTACAATACCTGTGTGCTTAAAGATTATTTCAGGTGCTTTATCAGATAGTGGTTCTACTAACTCTTGATTGCCTAAGTAACTAGACGGCAAGTCTTTGTAATCTAGTGGCATATCACCGTCATCAGCTCTATGCTCTATTTCTCCGCTAGTATTTACATCTGAATTAACCAAAATAAAAGAATGACCAGAAAATGTGATAGCACGTGTGCCTTTTCCGTCATGAAAATCATAAGTTTGGTCAGGGTACATCTTGTAACTAGAATTAGCCGCGGCATAATCTAAAACAGATCTAGGGTCAATATCGTTTCTGTTAGCTCGTGTTAATTCTCCTGCAATAGCTTCGTCAGGATAAATAGCTAATACTATTGGTCTATATGCTTTATTGTTAATAAAACCTACTAAGATAATATCTCCAACAGTTACAGGTGTTACATCACCATAAGCTTTACCGTAGCTGTTTCGACCTGCCATTGACATAGGCAACATAGCACTGTAAGAATTATCTGCGGACGAACGTTCACCATCATCAGTGGTTAACAAAATAAAACCAACACTAGTTGTTTGATAATTAACTTTAGTTATTCTACCTAAGTGTATTTTACTTATTTCGCCACCATAATTGGTATTTTCCACTAAATGTGTACGCATACCTCTCTGTAATGGTAAACTTGTTTCCACCATAATTAACTCCTATTTAAATCTAGCTACATATCCATCTAAACTAGCCCAACTCTTAACGGTACCAATAGATTGAACCTTACAACCACCTGTAGTGTCCCATGAGCCAGCTCCGTTCCAGCCCATTAGTTTACCACCACCAATATAGAACATAACGTGCCCACAGCCATTCATGAACACTAAATCTCCTATTTTCATATTCTTTGATGAATTGTTCGTATTTACTTTCTTAAAGTGTGGGTCATTAGCTTGTGTTGTTGTAATAGTTCCAATAGTTGCTCCTGCTTTCTTAAAGCACCAGTATACAAAACTGGAGCAGTCTAAAACTAGATAGCCTTGATTAATATCGTGAGTAAGTGGGTTCTTACTGCCACGTTCTCCGTGTCCACCCAAAGCGTAAACCTCTTTAACACGTCTACCATTTACCTTAGGCTTGCCATCTTTTCTATAAGCATAACCAATTTCTGCCGCCTTAACTGCAATTGCGTTACCTTTTGCACCGTCAAATGAAGCGCCATCACCATCTGCTGAACTGTCGTCAGAAGACTCTTCTGCATATGCAAGGTCGGCAGTAGAAGCTTCACCCATATATCCACCTTTATAGTCAATACTAGTGCCCCATAAATTAGAAAATCTAGGGTCATCACCGTCACCATCTGGCATTTTCATACCTCTAGTAACACCCATTGTGGTCGTATAACCTTGATCAAAGCTAAAACTATGGTTAACACTTTCTATGTAAAAACGCATACCAGTATAGTTGTATTCTTCCTTAGTGTGAAAATCTATCACATCTGTCTTACAACCTACTCTAATATCTGGATTTCCTGAAACAGTGATTGAACCACCATAAAAGTTGAAGTTATCTGCATACCAGTTATACAACATACGAGTAAACACTCTTAAATCTGAAGCTACTGCGTCACCTGTACTGTTACCTGCGTCACGCGAATTTTTGTATACTTTTTCATAAGCTTTCTTAGTCAGTTTGCCGTTACCACCACGAGATTGCCATACCTGACGTAGAAACTCATCTGATACATTCTTTAAAGTAGATTTTGCAATCGACATAAAGGCATTAAGGTCACCTTTAGCTTTTTCAATACAATCTTCCATGTTTTCAAAACTGGCTGGTTTAGTACCTGTATTTGCTAATCCACCACCAGTATCTACTTGCATAATATTATCGAATGTTGGTTGATTTAATATATAACCGTTAGCACAATAACTATTAACTAACTCGTATGCTTGTGCCGCTGAAATATTGTTAGCGGAGTCCGCTAAAACCTTAGCATACTTAGCCTTGTTCATACGAATATCGTTATGTGCAATACTATCAAAGTATTTTCTAACATCTTTAGCCGTATAAAGTTTACCAGCTGAATTATCTTTGGACTCCAAAGCAACAGACTTATTTTTATCTTTGGCTACTTGTGGTTTCTTTTTAGGACTCTTTTGTTTCTTATCTTTATCACTATCATTTTTCTTCTTAGCAGTTGACGGCTTTTTATCATTTTTCCTAAGAAGATCATCTGGAAACATATCGACAGTTCTAGGACTTATATCAATGCTACGAACTTTAGCTGGCTTATCCTTACTATCGTGTTCCTTTTGTTCTTTCTTCTTCTCGCCCTTAGACTTAGGTTTGGTTTTACCTTTATCCTTACCTTTGTCTTTTTTATTATCTTTCTTATCGCTCTTATCACTGTCTGAGTCTTTTTTGTTATTATCGTCATTTCTACCAGATAAATAGAGGTCGTCTACTTCATATTTAGCATAGCCGTAATGATTAATCAAAGATAAATTAGTTTGCGGATAAGCTGATAATAACATACCATCTGTAATTCCTAGCAATGTAGGAGAAGCTGGGTTAACCACAAAGACTGAATACTGTTGAACATCTGTTTTTGTTACTTCATAATCAATAATATTCTGACTATCAATATTAACAGTAGTAAGTGGGTTCCAATCTTCAGGATTAAACGGTGTTCGTCTTACAACTAATTTGGATTTACCATCTGCTGTCGAGTCAAAGAACATCTCATTAAATGGAGGTCGTGAAGCATTTTGCATTAAATCCCACAAAGAACCATTAGCATTAGTAAACTGCGAAGAGTCATATAGCTTTTCAAAATCAGTCCACGATTGCATATTTGTGAAATCTAAGAAATCCCATAGGGTCTTAGAGTTATTATCATATGAATAAACCATATATGGTTTAAAACGTTTTACTAAGTTGTCTTCAATGGTTGCTACCGTGTTTCCAAAGAAAGGAACACCAATACTATTAGCTTGCTCATTCTTGATTTGTTCAGCAGTTGAGTTAACTTGACCTGTATCACCAGAGTCGTCACCTCCGCCACCG